TGAAAGTTCGTCGCAAAAAATTTGCTGACAATGACGTTTTTGTCGTTGACACAAAGAGATATCTAAAATCCAGATTCGGCAAGAAAAAATATCGACCGTATGAGGAGTGTGTCGGTGATGATGAAGTTGGATGTGCTATTCGCGAGTATGGATTGAAATATCCAAACAAACCTATCATTATAGAAGATGAATCTACAGGCGCAATGTTATTCCTTCGCTATGGTAAAACAGGAATGTTTACCGGAAAATAACTTGACAATTGTCTGTCAGTCTGTTATCATACTAAATCACCATCAAGAACACCCTATATTATGAGCATGTGGCTAGACCAAAAGTATATTGGTATACTGTCTATTAGATTAGATCAATTTAAACGTAAAGGAGATTATAAATATAATTTCCGATGTCCAATCTGCGGCGACAGTCAAAAAAATAAAACAAAGACTCGGGGATATATTTATCCTAAATCCGGTGCGCTGTTCTATTTTTGTCATAACTGTTCTGCTAGTTTGAGTCTTGGTGGGCTAATCAAATCTGTAGATACTAACCTATATCGAGAATACTGTCTGGAAAGATACACTTCAGGTGAGGGAGGTAGAAAGCCCCACAAGGAACACAATTTTGTTTTCAAACCAGTTAAATTTGAAAGTAGTCAGAAATCTTTATTTGAAAATGTGCTGACACCAATAAAAAAATTCGATAAAGATCACGAAATACTCAAATATGTGCATTCTAGAAAAATTCCATCTCATAGATATAATACGTTATACTATGTTAATAATGTACAGGATCTTAAGAAATTAGCGTCAGGATATGATGATAAGATTATAACCAGTGAACCCAGATTGGTTCTGCCATTTTTTAACCGAAAAAACAAATTAGTCGGTTTGTCTGCCAGAGCAATCAGGGGAGAAAAATTTAGATATATAAATTTAAAAATTGACGATAACGACCCTATGATATTTGGCATAGATAAAGTAGATATAGAAAAAACTATATACGTAACCGAAGGACCACTAGACAGTTTATTTTTACCCAATTCTATTGCGGTAGGTAATGCAAATCTCAGGGTTGCCTCAGAGCATTTACCCAAAGAAAAACTTGTTTTAGTTTATGATAACGAACCTAGAAACAAAGAAATAGTAAAAAACATAGAGACTTCGGTCGGCGCAGGATTTAATGTGTGTGTTTGGCCCAAATCATACACAGAAAAGGATATAAATGATATGGTGGTGAAATCAAAAGTTGATCTTGACGAATTAATTTCTACTATTAAAGAAAGAACTTTTACTGGACCTAGATTATTGTTAGAATTTAACAATTGGAGAATATAAAAAAAGATGAAAACTGAAGCACATGGAATCAAAATAGATTGTTCGCGAGATGAGTTGTTTGATGAATTAGGAATAAAAAGACTGAAAGAATCTTATATGAGAGAAGACGAAGAGTCGCCACAGGAGCGATTTGCATATGTTTCCGCCGCTTTTGGTAGTAACGCAGAACATGCACAGAGGTTATACGAATACTGCAGCAAACACTGGCTGTCTTACTCCACACCAATATTGTCGTTTGGGCGTAGCGCACGAGGATTGCCTATCTCGTGTTTTTTGCCTTATCTGCATGATAGCGCAGAAGGTTTGGTCGAATGCTTGTCTGAAGTTAACTGGTTAAGTATGCTCGGTGGGGGTGTTGGTATTGGTGTGGGCATTCGCAGTTCGGATGAAAAGTCTGTTGGTATTATGCCACATCTTAAAACATACGACGCAAGTTGTCTTGCATACCGGCAAGGTAGAACTCGGCGAGGTAGTTACGCAACGTATCTTGACATCTCACACCCAGATATTATTTCGTTTTTAGAAATGAGAAAGCCTACTGGCGATCCTAATATGAGAGCATTAAATTTACACCACGGCGTCAATATCACAGACGACTTTATGAATATAATCGAAAAATGTATGATCGATTCTAATTATGATGATGTTTGGGAACTTAAAGATCCCCATAACGGAGAAGTGCGAGATAAAATTTCGGCTAAGTATTTGTGGCAGAAGATTATTGAGAATAGAATGTTGACGGGCGAACCTTACATTCATTTTATTGATACGTCTAATGAAGCGATGCCCCAGTCACAAAAGGATTTGGGGTTATCGATTAAACAGTCTAATCTTTGTTCTGAAATCATTTTACCTACGGATAAAGATAGAACTGCGGTATGTTGTTTGTCGTCGGTGAATTTAGAATACTATGATTCATGGAGTAAGAACCCGCAGTTTTTACGTGACGTTGCGGAAATGTTAGATAATGTTCTTCAGTATTTTATTGACAACGCTCCGCCAGGAATCTCTAGAGCGAAGTATAGTGCAATGCGTGAGAGAAGTATCGGTATCGGTGCGCTAGGATTTCACGCATATCTGCAGTCAAAAAATATTGCGTGGGAAAGTGCTATGGCAGTTTCCGCAAACAATAGAATGTTTAGTTATATAAGTAAGAAGTTGGGTGAAGTTAATTTAGAGTTGGGTGAAGAAAGGGGTGTAGCACCAGACGCTAATGGTACAGGAAAAAGATTCTGTCATATGATGGCTGTTGCTCCTAACGCATCGTCATCTATTATTATGGGGAACACCTCGCCGTCTATTGAACCTTATCGTGCTAATGCTTACAGACAAGATACTTTGTCTGGATCGCACTTGAATAAAAATAAATTTCTTGATGCTATTATTACGGAACAATCGAAGGATAGGCCGAGTAACTGGTATGATGATGTTTGGAGTTCTATTATTGCAAACGATGGATCTTGTCAGCATCTAACGTGGTTGGAAGAATATCAGAAAGATGTATTCAAGACTTCTATGGAAATAGACCAGAGATGGATTGTACAACACGCATCAGATCGACAACAGTTCATTGATCAAGCACAGTCATTGAATTTGTTTTTCCGACCTGATGCAAATTTAAAATATATTCACGCAGTACATTTCATGGCGTGGAAACAAAAGTTAAAGACGCTTTACTATTGCCGTTCCGAGAAGATTGGGAAAGCAGATAAAGTTGCTAAAAGAATAGAAAGAGAAGCAATCAAAGAGTTAGATATGAGCGCCATTATTGATGGTGATTTGTGTCTAGCTTGTGAGGGATAATATGAAAAACAAAGAATTAGTTTTGACAGACGAGAGATCTTATTTTAAACCTTTTGGATATCCGTGGGCATATGACGCTTGGCTCAAACATGAACAAAGTCATTGGCTACATACTGAAGTTCCTATGGTAGAAGATGTAAAAGATTGGAAGAAAAAACTTACCGATGAAGAAAGATATTTTTTGACGAATATCTTTAGGTTTTTTACGCAGGGTGACATTGATGTTGCCGGTGGATACGTTAAAAACTATTTGCCATATTTTCCTCAACCGGAAGTTCGAATGATGCTTATGGGGTTTGCTGCGCGTGAGGCGCTGCATATTGCAGCATACTCGCATCTTATCGAAACTATTGGTATGCCTGAATCTACCTATTCAGATTTTCTTGAGTATCAAGAGATGAAAGAAAAGCACGATTATGTTCTTGAAATATCTTCGAAGAACGGCGATAGGGCGTCGACCGCTACACATATTGCAGTATTTTCTGCGTTTACTGAAGGAATGCAACTGTTCAGTTCCTTTATTATGTTATTAAATTTTCCCAGACACGGTAAGATGAAAGGTATGGGACAAATAGTCACTTGGTCAATCGTGGATGAGACAATGCACGCCGAGTCTATGATTAAGTTGTTCCGAGCTTACATCGAAGAAAACCGAGATATTTGGACTGACGAACTCAAAGGAAAAATTTACACTATCGCAGAAAGAATGGTTGAGTTGGAAGACAAGTTTATCGACTTAACTTTCAGTATGGGAGCGATGGAAGATTTGACTGCAGAACAAGTCAAGAAATATATTCGTTATATTGCTGATAGGAGACTTATCAGTTTGGGCATGAAAGGGTTGTTTAAAGTCAAACGAAATCCTTTGCTTTGGGTAGAATCAATGATTAATGCACCAACACATACAAACTTTTTTGAGAACAGAAGTACCGATTATGCAAAGGGTGCTATGGTAGGAAAGTGGGATGATGTCTGGGGTGACGCTGCTAAATAAAGGGGGTATTATGACAACAATAAAAGTATTTTGCGAGGAGTGCAACTCAGAATTCCAAATAGACTATGTAGATACGGAAACTGATATAAAGTATTGTCCGTTCTGCACCGAAACATTAGATGAAGATTTGATGACAGAGCTTTCTCCGTCATCACTCGAGTGGAATGAATTTGATGGATGGGAAGATAGGGAGGAAGATGATTTGCTAAAAGATTGATGTGGAAATATAAAAACGAAAAATTTACTTCAGATATGATAGGAGATTATTATGGCTTTGTCTATGAGATCACCGACACATCAAATAATAAAAAATACATAGGTAAAAAATGGTTTTGGAGTACCACAAAAAAGCCTCCATTAAAAGGTAAAAAAAGAAAACGGATTGTTAAGTCTGAATCTGACTGGCAGAAATATTTTGGATCTAGTGAAGAGGTAAAGTTACTAGTTGAAGAAAGTGGAGAATCGAGATTTAGACGTGAGATCTTGAAACTTTGTAAAACGAAAGGTGAATGTAGTTATTGGGAATTAAAGTATCAAATGGAGTTTGATGTTTTATTGAAGCCTGAGGAATATTATAATTCTTTTGTTGGGGCAAAAATCCATAGGAATCATGTATTATGAGTGATATTATGAAAGAAATTAATGCAACAAATATTGTGAGAAGCCCTATTCCTATAGGATATATTTTCAATATCTACCTGAATGGCGATATCAAACAATCAGAAGAATACATCGATACGTTTGACGTTATGCGCAACGCACAACAAAACGATATCATTTACATCCACATTAATTCGGTTGGTGGTGATGTTTCGTCTACAATTCAATTTATTCGCTGTATGGGAGATTCTAAAGCGCATATCATTTGTTCCGTTGAGGGCTACTGTATGTCTGCAGCCACAATGATTTTCCTAGCAGCGGATTCATATGAAATAAGCGATCATTCAGTGTTTATGTTCCACGATTATTCTGGGGGCACATTCGGTAAAGGTGGAGAGATGTACGATCAGATTACTCATGAAAGAAAGTGGACCGAGAACCTGTTA